TGTTGGTCCTTGTACACATACGGTATACAATTACAATCCAACTACAGGTATGCCTTATGATACAATTACAACTTGCATCAGTTATACTTTAACAGATTCACTAGGTTATGTTGACACAATGAATTGTTGTTTTAATCAAGTATGGGATGGTCAGGCTTGGATGAGAATGGGTAATGCAACAGTTGGGATAGATGAGTTGTACAATATTGAAAAGCAAGACTATAGAATATTTGATGTATTAGGTAGAGAATTAATAGAAGCTCCAATAGGAGAAATGTATATTCAAAATAGAAAGAAATATATTAAGCTAAGATAATAAAAAGCTTTAAGACTAAAAGGCCACTCATAGAGTGGTCTTTTTTAGTTTATATGTAAATAGAAATTATCTTTCCATTCTGATTGCTATTCTCATTAAGTTACCTAGTGCTCTATCTAGGATTCTTTTTTCTCTAGGTGTTAACTTTTTAAATAACTTATGATCTTTCATAGCAGGTTCAATATCTTTGTAACTGCGAATAGTGTACTTAGGATCATCAAGACCTATCTGTAAATCTAAATCTCGGTATATCTCCATAGCATCCTTTCCTAAACCATCGGTAGTTTTTGCTTCATTTAAAAATGATTCAAAGGTAGGAATATGATTTTCATTTTGAGTTAACTCATCTTCATACTCTTCATCCCAGTGTGGACTTTTATTATCCTCATCTCTTGTAGGATGAACATCATACCCTTGTCTTACTGGGCTATCATATGCATTAGTATCTTTGCCATCTGCTAAGTCGTCAAACATTTGTTTGAATTGTTTAACAGTACCTTTGTAATGTCTGATTGAATTTTCGTCTTGTGTTTCTTGCTTATCCATTATTTGTTTAATGTTTTTAGTAATTCATCCATATCAAATGTAAATGCGTAACCTGCGCCTTTATAACCATGATCAACCTTTACTCTAATAAACTGTCTGTATTTTTTTAATTGGTCATTTAACATATCTTCTATGTCTTTAGCAATTGCAGTTTTAGAAAATCCTGATTCTATTTCTTTATCTAATTCTTTACTGCTTGATGGCATTGCTACAATATAACCTGATAATGGCATATGAGATATTCTATACTTAACAGCAGTGTCAGCCGTTGGCACCATAAAGTTTTTTTCATTTAAGAATTCTTTAAATTTACCTATCATTACTTTTTATATTTTTGCTTAAGTTGATGAATCTTAGTTTGATATTGTAATTTTTTAATATCAAGTTTGTCTATAGATATTCTTAATTGATAATATTCTATTGCAAAAGGATCTTCTCTATCCTGGGCAGCTCTAAATCTTTCAATGTTTTGCTGCTCTCTCCTTTTTAATCTTTCTGCTGTTTCATTTGGATTAAACTCATGCTTATCAGCTTCATTTAAATCAAAATCTTTAAAGTTACTAATGCTCATCTTAAAATGTTGAATTTATAATTAGTTCTTGGATCTCGCTGATTAATTGTTTCTTTTCTCTTGATCCTTTTGGATTCCTTCCGTTAATTGCACTTATATAATTTTTATCAATTAAATAGTCTGAAATTACTGTTGCTAATACTTTAGCTCCTGATGGTTTATCTTTTCCAGCTACTTGAACCATTGCTTCATTAGTGGCAGAATAAGATTCATGAGCTTTATCTATTGCTTCATTTAAATATTTTTTAGCTTCTTTTAAATATGCTTCAGCAGTATGATCACTATTATCATTAGTTTCATACATATTTGCCTGCTCGGCCATTCCTGTTGCAACATTATTTACATGCCCAACTACAGGCTGCATACTATATCCCGTATTAGGTATACCTGTAGCGATAGAGTATGGTTGCATATAACTAGGACCGAAACCTGCAGCTACGATAGCCTCATTAAATTTTTCGAACTTTGGTATCTTGCTCATTGTTAAGTTTTATTTGTTTATATATTTGTAAACAAACATTGAGTTTATGCATATAAAAATAAACATATTATGTCAGAATTTTTTAGAACACAAATGGGTCGTAAATTATTAGATGCAGATCTACCCAAATTAGTAAATGTCTTAGAAAGAATTGCTATACAGATGGAGAAAAAGAATACTTTAGAAGAAAAGAGATTTAGGTTAGATGAAAAGCTAAGAAAGTTACAAATTAAAGAAGCCAATTTAAATCTAATAGGACAAGATAAAAATGGCAAATAAAGATATTACATATAAACAATTTATTGCTCACATGGATAAAGGCAATAAAGTTTATATGAAAAAACCGAGGTCATGGCAGAAGTGCTGGTTTTGGTGGGAAAGCAAAAAGGAGAAATGGTTTTTAAATAAAGCATTTGATCAAAGAAACGATGGAAGAGTAGAACCAGAGCCATCAGTTTGGATAACTGCAAAACAAATGAAAAGCCACATGGATTACATGATTAGACAAGGTTATAAATATCACATAGATGAATAAGTTACTTTTAGCATTTTTATTGTTCTTTACTGGGCAAACTGCAATTTGGATTCAAACTAACGGTCAATTTGTATGGCCTTGGTTTAAAAAGAATCCTCTTACTGTATCAATTATTTTTGGTACTGCAATTAGTTACATATTAATTTATGGTACAAAGTTTATTGTAGAATATTATGATGGTCTTTTATGGCCAGGTAGATTTATCGGCTTCGGTTCAGGTATAATTTCATTCACATTTTTGACATGGTATTTTTTAGGAGAAGGTATAACACTTAAAACAATAGTATCATTAGCACTTGCATGTAGCCTAATAGGTATACAGCTTTTTTGGAAATAATGAAAGATCCGTATAGCATATTAGGAGTAGATAAAAATTCATCTGATGGTGAGATTAAAAAAGCTTATAGAAAATTAGCTAAACAGTATCATCCTGATAAAGGCTCTGGTAATGAAGATAAATTTAAAGAGGTTGCTGATGCATACGAAACTTTAAGCAATCCTCAGAAGAAAGCTCAATATGATCAAAGAGCCAATAATCCTTTTGCTGATTTTGGTCATGATTTTACAGGCAGTATGTTTGAAGACTTATTAAGAAATCAAAATTTTGCTGGAGCTTTTAATCAAAGGTATGGATATAATTCTAAAGGCAGAAACACTAGTGGTATTTTACGAATATCTTTAGCTGATGCATATTATGGTACAAGCAGAGATGTTGGCATTGGAATGAAAACCATAAAGGTTGATATTCCAGCTGGAATTAAAAATGGCCAGAAATTAAGATTAAAAGGATTAGGCCAACGTGGCCAGACTGAAGAACTTAATGGTGATTTAATAATGACTATTGAAGTAATAAATGATAGAGACTTCTTTTTAGACAATCAAGGATTGCATACAATAAAAAATATAAGTCTTTATGATGCACTGTTAGGTGGAAAGGAAAGTATTGATTGTTTTGATAAAATTATTTCTTTCACAATTCCACCAGGTACTCCTAATGGAAAGGTCCTTAGAGTAAAAGGAAAAGGGTTTCCTATTTATAAACAAGAAGGTAAGTATAGTGATTTACTTATAAGCATAATCGTAGATATACCTACAGATTTAGATGATGAAGATAAAATGTTAATAACAAAAATAAAGAATAAACACAATGGCAAAAGATCCTAAAAAAGGAAAAGGTTTTAGCGATGAATTCTTAAAAAATTTATTGCTAACATTAGAACATACTGACTTTGATAGATTTATGGATTTATCATACCACGTTTTGATGCAAAGCCCTAGTGCAGTTTTAAAAAGAAAAGATTCTATTGAAAGTAAAATAGAAAGTATAGACGGTCTTATTAAGTATTTTGAACATGAAGAACAATATGAAAGATGTACTAATTTACAAAAACTAAAAACGATGTTATTTTTAGATGGCCCGTGGAATGATGAAGAAGAGCCTCCTGAAATTAACTAATAAATAATAAAATATTTAGATATGCAAACAAATTTAATTATCACGGATAATTTTTATAATAATCCAGAAGAAACAAGAGAATGGGTTTTACAGCAAGAATTTGATGTAAGAGGTAATTACCCTGGCCAAAGAACTGCCCCATGCCACACTTGGGGTTTACAAGATGTCATACAAGGTATAGTCCAACATGCAGGTGGAAATATTACTTATTTTGAAGATGCTTATACTACAGCTTGGCAATATACTACAGAAAAAGATGTTAGTTGGATTCATGCTGATAATTCAACAACATGGGCTGGTGTTTGTTACTTAACACCTAATGCTCCAGCTAATGGAGGAACTGCATTATATAGACATAAACCAACTGGGTTAGAATTTGCTCCAAGAGGTGAAGACGGATCCTATGACCAGGAGAAAATGGATAAAATTAATTCTGATGCATATAATGCAGATGCATGGGAAATGACTGCAATGGTTGGAAATATTTATAATAGGTTAGTTTTATATAGAGGTGATATGTTTCATAAATCTATGGAATACTTTGGTAAAGACAAGTATGATGGTAGATTATTTCAAACATTTTTCTTTAACACTGAATATTAAACTAAATCATTATCATCCATATAATTAATAAATCACTATGGCATTATTAGAATTTATATTTCAATCTTTTTGGCATTTTATTGGTAGCATATTTCTTTTAGCTATTATTGTACAATGGAAACCTTTTTCTTCAAGCCACCAAGGATTAACTTCAAAACAATTTGATAAGCTTATTAAAGCTCTTAAAGATAAAAAAGACTTATAAGATTAATCTGTCCCTTGGTGTAATTGGCAACACGTCTGGTTTTGGTCCAGAAGAGTATAGGTTCGACCCCTGTAGGGACAACACACGGGATGTAGCGTAGCCCGGTTATCGCGCCTCGTTTGGGACGAGGAGGTCGCAGGTTCGAATCCTGCCATCCCGACAACTTTGTTTTAAAATTGTTAATAACTTTTTGAAAAAAACAAGAGTTTATAGTTCAATTCCCAATTAAATGTATTATATTTATATTATAATAAAATAAACGGAATATGACATATTACACAAACCTCAACTATTTACAATCATTCTTAAATGAGATGAGAGATTCATCTTCAGGGAATCATAAGATTGCAACTATTAAAAAGTATGCTGATAATTCAGAAGAGAATGAAGATAGAGAATTTCTACAAAAGATTTTTGAATATACTTACAATCCATACTGGAAATATAATGTTACTTCTAAGAACTGTAAAAAGAATTCAGATTTAGTAGGACATCCAAATACTTATGGAAGTATATTTACTTTATTGGATGATTTGAAAAACCGAGTTTGTACAGGACATACTGCAATTGCAAATGTAAACCGATTTGTTTTAGAAAACAAACAATGGGAAGATATCATTTGGAATATGATTGATAGAGACCTTAAAATGGGTGCTAATACTACATCAATTAACAAAGCAGTACACCCAGATTTAATTCCTACATTTAAGGTTGCTTTAGCTAATCCTTATAATCCTAAAAGAACAGATTTTGAAAATGAAGATTGGTTTGGATCAAGAAAACTAGACGGAGTACGTTGTATTTGCCGAAAGGAAATGAATACAGTAACATTCTTTTCAAGAAGTGGTAAAGAATTTTTAACTCTAGGCAATTTAGAAAATGAAATTTCTAAGATAGGTGGAGACTTTATATTAGATGGAGAAATTTGTTTAGTAGATGAAAATGGTAATGAAGACTTCCAAGGAATTATGAAACAGATCCGAAAGAAGGATCACCAAATTGAAAATCCTAAATTCTTTATATTTGATTATTTAACATTAGATGAATTTGATAATAAGGTTGGAACTACACCACTTACTGAAAGACTTCGTAATGGTTATGATTTATTACCAGAAGATATTAATTCTGATATGTTAGAATTTCTTAAACAAGAACAAATTTCAAATGATGGCCAATTTACTGAAATGGCAAAGGATGCTGAAGAGGCAGGATTTGAAGGAATCATGGTTAGAAAGAATGTAGGCTATGAAGGTAAAAGAAGCCATAATCTTTTAAAGGTTAAAAAATTCCATGATGCAGAATATACTGTCCTAGATGCAATTAATGGAAATATCCGATGGACAGAAAACGGTAAACAAGTAGAAAGAGAATGTTTAAGTAGTATTATAATTGAACATAAAGGTTGTAAAGTTAGTGTAGGATCAGGTTTCTCTAAAGAACAAAGAGAACACTATTATGAATTTCCACAGGAGATTATAGGTAAAACAGTAACTATCCAATATTTTGAAGAAAGTAAAAATCAAACTGGAGGTTACTCTCTAAGATTCCCTGTAGTAAAACATATTTATGCTAACGGAAGGGATTGTTAATTACTGACACCTTTTAGGTACATCTAATGTGTTCTATAAATTTTATTGATAAATAATAAAAGGAAAAAAGAAAGTATAAAATAAAGTGAGATTATTTGAATCAAATAGAAGAAGGTCTATAACCATATTTGATGTGGATGATACTCTTGTGGTTACTCGCAGTAAAATTAAAGTTCATAATCCAAAAACTGGTTTTTCTACTGAACTTACCCCACAAGAATTTAATACTTTTAAGCAAAGGCCAAATGATAAGATGGACTTTTCTGATTTTCAAAGTTTAGATATTCTTAAAGCTGGTAAAATTATTGAATGGGTATTTTCTATTTTAAGAAGAACTATTCAAAAAGGAAAACCTGTTGGGATTATAACAGCAAGAGATGATTCCAAACTTATTCAACAATTTCTTGCTCATAATGGTATTAATATAAATCCTCAATACATATTTGCAATTAATGATACCTCTTTAGGATTTAAAGGATCTACTTCAGAAAAGAAAAAGGATGCATTTAGAAAATTTATAGAAATGGGATTTAATGACTTTACCTTTTTTGATGATGATGAAGAAAACATTAAGCTAGCAAAATCATTAAGTAAAGAACCTGGTATTAAAATGAAAGCTAAACTAATTAAGAGTAAATGGATTCCAAGATTCAGCGACTTCAAATAAAAATAGATACATTTTCTAAAATTTTAGATAATGTTAAAAATCTTTCAAATTCATCAACGACAAAAGTTGGTTGTATTGCATTAAGAAAAGACTTCAGTAAAATTGCAAGCTTTGGTTACAATGGATCTTATAGTGGAGCCGGTATAAATGAAGAGACTGGTACAGAAGAAGACAGTCTTACTCCAGGTGAAAGTGGCTTTATTCATGCTGAGGTAAATATGATTGCTAAATTTAAAGAATATGATCCTCATAATTACATTATACTTTTAACTCTTTCACCTTGTAAAATGTGTACAAAGATTTTAGTTAATGCAGGATTTAAACATGTATATTGGATTGATGATTATCGTAACCAAGATCACCTAGAAATTTTTAAGCAGTGTAAAATCACATACGGTACAATTGATTCTTTAATTAAAGACTACCATCTAATCATAGACTGAATATATACAAAAAAAGTATATCCCAGTGATCTTAGAGGCAATAACATTTAAACTAGCTTTAGACTTTTTCATATTCATGAAAAAGAACCGCATAACTTGCACAAGTATTAAGGTTGATTTTTTTGATAGAGTAAAACATGAATACATTGATTTTGCCGATGTTGCTGCAATGCAAAAATATTATGATGATAATTATAAACCAATTGACAATTGTTTTTTAGGTGATTTAGTTTCAATACAATTCTTTTTAGCAACTAGCGAACTTTATAATTTTACAACTGAGTACAGAGCAATTGATGTTACAGAAAAGTTTACTTTAGAGACTGGGTCTGCTTTTGACCGCCAGAGGAATGCTGGAAGAAAGGTATTTATTGATAGACAAATTCAATTAATTAAAAATGCTGTAAATGATTACCTTAAGTATTGGAGAGAACTAAGATACATTTATATAACAGGAATTTACTCACCGTGCTATGCAGAACCTGGATGGTCCGAAAATACCTGGTGGCTTAAATCATTTAGAGAAGCATTTACAACAAGTAGAGACACATCTCAGTTTCCATATTCAGATATAACTATTGTTGAAAATCCTCCAAAATAAAGACATCGGAAAGAAGAATAAATAAAAAAATATTTAACATCAATGGCAACGTCATTTAATAACCTACAAGAATATATTCTTTTTAGAACAGAGGTAAGAAGAGAGCTATTCAATAGAGAGGTTGATACTAATTTTCAAATGGTATCTAACCCATGGGTAGAGTCTAGAATATATGAGATAGGTAATATTGTTTATCATCCTGTAGTTATAGATGATCCTACAACTACTGGTGAAGATCAGGTACTCGTTTGGTGGAGAGCTAACATTAGAACTACACAAGGTGTGTTTGATACTTCTGAGTGGGATATTATTGGTGGTGTCGGTTCTGGATCTATTAGTGTATCAGGTTCAAATGGCTTTGGTAAGATTAATATAAATTCTACATTACCTACTGGAGCTTTACAAAATGGAAGTAATGCTTTAATGAAAGCCACTGTTGGTGATGATACTTTTAATCTTATTGCTGGACAAGGGATGCAGCTTCAATATAACTTAGCATCTAAATCTATTGTATTAATTAATTCATTAGCCTCTAATCCAGGTGAAGCTAACCTCGGTGAAAATATAGGGCAAGGTGTAACTCACCAAGATGTTTATGCAGGTAAGTCTGGTGTTAATTTACAATTTAGAGGATTTGATGCTACTAATACTACAGGTACTGCATTATCAATTAGTACTAATAATGTACAGGACAATATTGTTTATAATTTTAATGAGGCAAAGGTTAATCTTGCAAATTTAAATGATGGTGCACCTTTAATTGGTATGCTATCAAACGTATCAGATGTTATACCTCAACCATTAGATATTTTGCAATGGAATGCAGGTTCAGGTGTATGGGCACCAACATCATTAGGTAGTTTAGGACAACAAAACATATATACCACTAGTTCATTAATCTTGGATGCTGATAGAATAGTTAGGTTAAATGGTGCAGTTGGTAATTTACAATTTAATAGGTCTTCTGATTTAGGAACAGGCGTTCATATTTCTAACCTTTCAAACCAACATCAATTACAATTAAGAAATTCTTTAGCAGACGGTGTAACTGGAATACAGCATAGTTTAGCTGGTGTTGTGAAAGCTAACACTGGCGTATATGCTAAAGCAATAGGTGTCCCACCATCATATTATATTACAATGGGAGCTAGCCCAGGTGGCTTAACTGTAGATGCGCTAGGGATATCTGCTAATAATGAATTGTATATACCTCAATTAACAACAGATACTATGGCAGCTGTTGATGACTTTAAGGTTCCAATGGTTTCTCAAACTCTAGCTTCTGGTAGGTTTGACTCAGATGATAATTGGAGAGGTTCAGTCTATAAGACACAAGATGTTGCACAAGGTTGGGGAATAAGAACATTGCAGTTTGGAGAAAATCAGATTATTGGTTACAATGATCAAACACCTACCTTTTTTACATCTACTATTAAATCGCTGTATACACCAATCCCTAACTTTAAAGGTTATTCTCAAAATATGAGTTTGACATATGATAGTGTTGCTGAAGGTAATAATCTTAGCCAATTTCTTAGTATTGATTTTAGTCGTTATATAGGAAGTTCTATTATAACAAATCCTGTTCCAGGAGAAACACCTGCAGCTACTAAGTATATCGGTTCTAACATATCCTTATCTTATAAAAATAGTTTAGCTATCACTGTTGGTGAAATGATATATTTTACAGAAGCAGATGCTGGAGGTAGCCCACAAACAGTAGGATTATATTCTAATGTAGTAGATACATTTGGTCCTAATGAAAATGATGGTGAAGCAGTTTTAACAGACTTAATTACTGATAGTGGTACATGGGCTGGTTATTTTGTAGGCTGTGTTAATATTGATAAAGGTGGATTAGTTCTTCCTTCTCTTGCAGCTAACCCTGCATGTAATGATGTTAGTGGTGGAACTATTTCAGAAAGAACATTATGGATTAATTCTGCTAATGGACATTTATATAGAGGTTATGTTGATGTTGAGGCAGGAGGAAGTGGTGGAGCAACATCATTAGGACAATTAACTGATGTTACTATTACTAATGTACAAGATGATGATCTTATTGTATATAATAGTACTACTAATCAATGGGAGAATGCTTCATTAGCACCTTATAATTTATCTGTATTAGAAAATACTGATGGAAGTGCAAGTATTCAATTAGATGACGGTGCTGCTACTAGTGATGTTGATTTAATACCAGGTACAAATGTAACTTTTGTAATTGATGAGGTTGCTGATACTATAACAATTAATTCTGTTGGTGAAGTTGGAGCAACTGGTCCACAGGGTCCTAGCGGTGGACCTCCTGGTGCTACTGGCGCAACTGGTGCTACTGGTTCTATTGGGTTTACTGGAGCAACTGGTATTGGATCCCAAGGAGCCACTGGAGCTTCTATTGTTAGTGTTAGCGGTGCATGTATTAATTCTTCTACAGATCCTAATTGGGTTGGATGGAACAATATTTTAAGTGCTGCCACTAATACTATAAGTCATAATGGGGGTGGTGGACTTATGTCTACTGTAACTACATTTCATATTGGTAGTAGCATAGCTCACCCTTTACAAACATTACTTACCGTTGGTGATATAATTACATTTGAAGAAAATGTTTTTACTCCACCTACTACAGGACCTGCTTCATATTTAGTTACTAATATCCAATCTACTGGTAATTATGAAGAGTTAACTGTGAATTATATAAGTGGTGGTGCATGGACACCAACCTCTGGTTCAAACCAGGATGTAAATTACTGTATATACTTACAAGGTAGCGGTGGAGGTGGCGGTGGTGCCACTGGCGCAACTGGTGCTACTGGTTCTATTGGGTTTACTGGAGCAACAGGTTCTGGTGCAACAGGTATAGGTTCAACTGGATTTACTGGAGCAACAGGAAGCCAAGGAGCTACTGGAGCAACAGGATTTACCGGTGCAACTGGTATTGGAGCAACTGGATTTACTGGATCTACTGGAGCTACTGGGGTTGGTGCAACTGGATTTACCGGAGCTACTGGGGCGGTAAGCGGATCAATTGCATACGGTGAAATGTATGAATTAAGTTCTACCCCAGTAGCAGGATGGAATAATGTTTTTGATGGCTGGGATACTTCAGCAGTAGGTGAAATAAGCCAAATGTCATATGTCTCATCTGGCGGAGGTGCACAGGGTGATACTTTAGTTATTGATGCAGGTGAAGGTGGGGTTTATAAAATGAGTGGTATTTATACTATTACATCTGGTGCTAATCGTGAAATAACAGTAGGAGTATTTAAGAATGGTGTTATCATTGCACAAACAGAAACAAGTAGAGCGTTTGCTAATAATACAAGTGGATCTTTTTCAATAAACGGTTTAGAAACATTTGCCGCGGGTGATGTGATAGATGTTAGATTTAAAACTGATAATGCATCTGCATCTACTATAACAATGAATAATGTATCTTTTACATTAACTAAAGTTGTCGGTAACGGTGATGTTGGTGCGACTGGTGCAACTGGATTTACCGGTGCAACTGGATTTACCGGTGCAACTGGTATTGGAGCAACTGGAATGCAAGGATCAACAGGAAGCCAAGGAGCAACTGGAGCTGTAGGACAACAAGGAGCAACTGGTATTGGAGCAACTGGATTTATTGGAGCAACAGGTGCAGGTGCAAGTGGAGCAACAGGAATGCAAGGATCAACAGGAAGCCAAGGAGCAACTGGAGCTGTAGGACAACAAGGAGCAACTGGAGCTATAGGTCAACAAGGTGCAACTGGTGCCGTCGGTCAACAAGGAGCAAGTGGTTTACTTGGATCAACTGGTGCAACTGGTGCAATTGGCCAACAGGGTGGAACAGGTGCAATAGGTCAACAAGGAGCAAGTGGTTTACTTGGATCAACTGGTGCAACTGGTTTCCAAGGAGCAACAGGTGCTGTAGGTCAACAAGGAGCAAGTGGTTTAACTGGCCAACAAGGTGCAACAGGTGCCGTCGGTCAACAAGGAGCAACTGGTGCCGTCGGTCAACAGGGAGCAAGTGGTTTACTTGGATCAACTGGTGCAACTGGTGCAATAGGCGAACAAGGAGCAACCGGTGCAATAGGTCAACAAGGTGCTACTGGCTCTCAAGGAGCTACAGGAGCAGTTGGCGAACAAGGAGCAACCGGTGCAATAGGTCAACAAGGAGCAAGTGGTTTACTCGGATCAACTGGTGCAACTGGTGCAATAGGCGAACAAGGAGCAACCGGTGCAATAGGCCAACAGGGAGCAAGTGGTTTACTCGGATCAACTGGTGCAACAGGTGTCGTCGGTCAACAAGGAGCAACTGGTGTCGTCGGTCAACAAGGAGCAACAGGAAGTCAAGGAGCTACTGGTGCGATTGGTTCAACAGGTGCAACTGGTTTAATTGGTCAACAAGGTGGAACTGGTGCTATAGGTCAACAAGGTGCTACTGGATCTCAAGGAGCAACTGGTGCTATTGGTCAACAAGGAGCAAGTGGTTTACTTGGTGCAACTGGTGCAACTGGTGCAATCGGTCAACAAGGAGCAACTGGTTCTCAAGGAGATACTGGTTCTCAAGGCGCAACAGGTGCTATAGGTAATCAAGGAGCAGTTGGTGAACAGGGTGCTATAGGCCAACAAGGAGCAAGTGGTTTACTTGGTGCAACTGGTGCAACTGGTTTCCAAGGAGCTACAGGCGCAGTTGGAGATCAAGGACCACTCGGTCAACAGGGAGCAACAGGTACTCAAGGTAAAATTGGTCAACAAGGAGCAACAGGTATTCAAGGTAAAGCCGGTGAACAAGGAGCAGCAGGTGAACAAGGTGCAACAGGTTTCCAAGGAGCAACAGGTGCAATTGGTGGACAAGGTGCAAGCGGTTTAACTGGGCAACAAGGAGCAACTGGATTACAAGGCGCTGTAGGTAATCAAGGTGCAACTGGAAGTCAAGGTGCAACAGGTGCCATTGGTAATCAAGGAGCTGTTGGTGAACAAGGAGCAACTGGTTCTCAGGGAGATACTGGTTCTCAAGGCGCAACTGGTGCTGTCGGTCAACAAGGAGCAACTGGTTCTCAAGGAGATACTGGTTCTCAAGGCGCAACAGGTGCTATAGGTAATCAAGGAGCAGTTGGTGAACAAGGCGCTACAGGAGCCCAGGGAGCCAATGGTGAACAAGGTGCCGTTGGTGAACAAGGTGCAACAGGAACTCAAGGTGCCGTTGGTGAACAAGGTGCAACTGGTTCTCAAGGTGTTATTGGTGAACAAGGTGCAACAGGTGCTCAAGGTAAAGTTGGAGATCAAGGACCACTCGGTGTACAAGGAAGTACAGGAGCGCAGGGTGCAACGGGAGTTGTTGGTAATCAAGGTGCAGTAGGAGTCCAAGGATCTACTGGTATAACTTTAGGAGCTACTGGAGCAACAGGTGCAACGGGAGCTGGGATTCAAGGTCAACAAGGTGCAACAGGTACACGAGGAGATTATGGTGGATTCCTTACAATATATACTTCTGCCAATGTTAACACTGGAAGTTTTAGTGCAAATGATGCAAACATTGATGGACCTAATTGGAAACCTGCTGCCGGTCAGGTCAATATGTATTTAAGTGCTACAGGTAATGACCCTCAATCTGGTAATCCTATCGATTATCAAAATAGTAATACGGTATACTCTGCATGGAATGCGACAATAACGGCATCTGACAATACTGCATTCGTTAGAGTATGGGAATACGGAGATCCTGATAAAGTAAATTATTATTCATTCGCTCCTAATAATATTAGTACTACAAATGGAGTTAATGGTGGTATAGAATTAACGAAAGGTACTTATATAGGTGGTGCTGGTATTTTAACATATACACAACCAGTATTTGGTTGGGGTATGAATGGTTATAAAGGTGCCATAGGTAACCAAGGTTCACAAGGTAATCCTGGAGCAACTGGAGCTACAGGTCCGGCGGGCTCTGCAACTGCCCCAGTACAATTGATGAATAGGTTTTCAGGATATAGAACTGGAGCACCTGATTGGAATGGAAGTTTTATCAGTGGTAAATACGCAGTAGGTGGTCTTGCTCCTAACTGGGGTTCACCGGATGCAACGACTCAAAAATACTATGAAATGCAGACGGCTCAAACAGATACCTTTGATACTGAAGATTTAATTGATGCTGCATTTATTGGTAACACAACACCAGCTGATGATTTAACTGGAGGATTTATAAGAGTAACTGGAATGGCATACTTACAAGAGCAAGTATCAAACCCTACTTATCTAGGAAGAGTTAGAATAGCAATTAAGAAATTTGATATAGTTCCTAATACTGCTGGTCCTGCAACACCAACAGATCAACCTACTGGTACAATTATGGACGCTCAAACATATCAGATATCACCTAATACAGTTCCTGGACCATTCGGAGAATATGCATGGAGTTTTATTTTAGATACAGCTACTCTCACATTGACTCGTGAGGAGTTCTATAAATTAGGATTTGCCTTTGAAGTTGTTGATACTGGAGGTACTGGTATTACATTGTCTTCTGATAAACCTTGGTCGATTAAGTATCGAATAGAATATGTTTACAATTAATAGATCTTAAACAATTATTATATTTAAAGTATAATAATAAATAGACAACAAATGCAAAAAGATAAAACCGAGAAAGTACAAGAGAAGGTGTACTATCAATGGATTAAAGGGGAAAAATCTGGTGATGTAGTTACTATTAAAGATACTGATGATAAGTGGATAAACTTTAATGAAGGTGGTAGATTAGCAAAAGATTTACAGGATGAATTTATTCAACTATTAGATGAAGATATAGCTGGTGAGTTTGTAAACCCTACATCTACTGAAACAGATCCGTTAAATGTATCAGCAGCACAAAAGCTACCAACTGAGGTTTCAATTCCTGCTTTAGATGCTACACCAAACCCTATTAGAGTTTTATTTGATAAACAAAAGAAAAACAACAAAGTAAAACTTCTTTTAGAATTTCCAGTAAACATTCCACAGAAAGCCGTTTACGAATTAATGAGTACTTCTTTTGATAGAAATGAAGTTAATGATGTATTGCAATCATTTATTAACGATCAATTATCTGAAGATGAAATATTAGACTGTTTATATAATAGTATACAATCATTAATTGAGAGCAAGTATAAAGGAGAATAACACACTTTATAACTAGTAATATATAATAAAATTAATCATATGAGCGAGACTGCAAATCAAACTATACCTAATCGTCGCCAAAGAAGAGCGGCTATGAAACACCAAGGAATTTTAAAAATGAAAAGTAAATTATCATTAAAAGATTGGCTTGAAGTTTGTAAAAAGACTAGAGAAAAAGGAAATGAAATTCATACTGCAAATTTAGAGAATGCAGACCAAGCGCTATCAGCAAAATTAGAAGAATTAGAATCTATTAAAATGTCTCAGTGGAAAGAAGAGGGATATACTGATAAAGAGATTGAGCAATTAAGAGAAGTGTTTGCTATGACAATGGTTAAAGATAAATCTACTTGGCATACTGATAAAAAAGTTGCAAGAAAAACATTAAAAGAACTAAGATTAAAATTACAAGAAAGATCATAGATGATTAAGATAGTTTTAGAATCTGCCAGAAATGGCGTAATCAAAAAAGTCATAGATGATAATCATGGTGGAGGTAGGGAACATTTTACTTCAACTGATGTTTATGAATCAAATGAAAATGACAGGAATCAATTTAGTTATATAAAAAGATTCTTTTTTGATTTGTGCGATGACCTTGGGTTAGAGCCAGGTAGTAAATTTGATAAAGATGTATTAGATATTAATACACGCTGGGGAACTCACTTTGAACCAACAGCTAAAGATATCGAATTTAAAATTAAATCTCTTAAGAGTGAGCTTAAGGAACTAGAAGAATGGAAGAAGAACATATAGAATTTAATTTCATATACTCTAATGATGCATTGCGTGTCAAAACATTTTTAGGTAATGTACCTAGAAGTATAGAGTGTATAAATTATATGGATATATTTAATAAGCTTACAAAAAATGATTTTTATCAATTTGAGCCATCTGATGCCGTAGTATCATCTTACTTAATGAGGCAATTACAAAATGCAATTAACCGTAATATATCTACAACGATATTTTATGTTTTAGGTAATCTTAACAAAGAAACGGTTGGAGGAATACAGGAGTACGTAGAATCATTATCATCTAAACCTATAACTTATAAAATTTATCATTCACCTGATATTATGGTCAACGGCACAGCTGAGCTATTTGATGACATAATAGAATTTGAATGAAAACTCATAGGATATTTAACAAAGGACAAAACGTCTATTGCTTATTAGCATCACACACCAACCCTAATATACTTTTACCAGTTAAGGGTAAAATTATAGACTCTAAATGGGATCCTGTTAATCCTCTTTATCAAATTCGTATTATTAAGTTTTATGATAGTATGAAATTTCTAAAAAAGCATTTCTTTGATATGAACTTCAGGCACGTGTTTGAAAACCGAGCAAGAAAAATGATACTTAAAGCAGAGGATTATAAAACTGCAAAGGTATTAGAAGAAAGGTTAAATGAAAAAGATAGAGAAAGGTTTTATGTCATAGTTGAATCTGTAATGTGCAAAAAGACTAAAGTTGGATTATCTGAATTATTTGAAAAGGTTCAGTTTTATATGATATCAAAAAACCTAAAGGAAATTAAAGAGATATCAGCAAGACCTTTTTTCAGAGGACCTTTATCTTTAGATAGCACTAACGAATTTGACGCCAGGTATAAAAAAGGCTGGTCTGATAAATTTGAAAAAGATAACTTAGACATTACTAAGTATCTAAAAAGCTTAAGTTAAATATATAATAAAAATAAGATACGACTATGGCAAAGTTTGGACAAAAGATAAGAGACTTAAATGACTCTATTTTTCCAGGGCCTAATAAAAATAATGATCAAATATTAGGCGTATTTGGTGGAGAGAGTGTAGGCTTTGCTAGATCTTTGGCTGATACCGTTGCAACTAGTTTTTATTCAGCTGATAATGCAGCAGAAGCTTCAGGTGATACCATCCCTAAAGGTATGTCAGGTAAAAAAATCGTAGGTTCAATAGCTAATAAGTACGCACTATTTAACTTCCAAGGAATGTATGGAGATTTTGCAACTGACCAAGGATTTAAAGGTAATTACATGGATACTGAAAGAGCCGCTGGTAAACTGATGGGTGGAGAGGCAGGTAACAAACCTACTGTCATGAAAATAATAAATTACTTTAATGAAGCACATCCAAAAATAGGATATACTGCTTCTAATTTTTTATATTCTAAATATTATAAGAAGATACCAGTTAATCATTTAATTACTCTTAGAAGGTTTCCTATGCCAGTTAAAGATAACATATTTAAGTTTTCGGAATCACAGGCAGTTAAGCAAGAAGTTAAAGATGGTGAAAAACCACCACCAGAAGATCCAATAGTAGTCGGTGATACTTCACAAGTAGCAGGTGTAACTGCAATTACTTATATGGGTGAAACTGCTGGTAATAAATTAGAGGACATTATGAATATGTCATTTGGTTTAACCTTTAAGGAACTGAAAGGTGAAATGGAAAAAATTGAAGGCGGCGGAGATGGTGGATATACTCAGCAACCTTTTTATAATAAAATTGGTGGTATAGGTAGAGCGATTGCTAATCAAGCTAAAGGGCAAGGTTCAGGTGATGTGTTTAGAAAGCAACAAGGTTACGGATCACAGAGTGGAGATCGACTTGGTAGTACTTACGCAAACTTTGTATTAGGTCCTATTAATGTTGTTAATACAACTCAAGTAAGAGATAGAGGTATAAACTTTACTAATGATATTAAACTAAATTTTGAATATGAATTAAAATCATTAGCTTATGTTAATCCAAAAATAGCAATGATTGATATTATTAGTAATATGTTAACTATGACAACTAATAATGGAGCATTCTTTGGTGGTGGGCATAGGTATTATGGATCTGCTGGTTTTGTAGCTAGTCAGTTTGGAGATATTTCAAAATTAAGACAAGGTGATTTTTCTGGTTATGCAGGCAGTGTAGTTAATGATATTGAAGGTGGATTTAAAAGTGTATTTGGTAATGCTGATGGTGGATTTGATTTTGATTCAATCATAAGTGGTGGGATTGAAACAGCCAAGAATTATCTAGGTGGCTTATTAGGTAATTTATTAGGCGGACAGGTTGGTGGTAATAGTGGTACTGGTGCAACCAAAGCTTTCATTAGTGGTGAGCCTACTGGTGATTGGCATTTAACAATTGGTAATCCATTGAATCCGATTGCAATGATGGGTAATATGATATGTAAAAATGCTAATATGACATTAGGTGCAGGATTAGGTTATGATGATTTTCCAATGGAGGTAAAATTTGAATTAGATATGGCTCACGGAAAGCCTAGGGATAAAGGAGATATAGAAAATATGTTTAATGCAGGTAAAGGTAGAATATATGCATCTGCTAATAAGGCTGAAATGTAGGAACTAGTAGTATTCAAAAAACTCAGTCAGGTGCAACTGCAGGTCAGGTTAAAAGTAAAGATATTTCAAATCTTAAAAAGACAACTGGAAGCGCATCCCCGGCAACAGAGGCAACTAGCGGTGAATATGTTTCTAGTGTTGTTAGTATGCTAATTGATTCATAAAAAATAATTAAGGATGGATATAAAATCATTAACTTTAAAAAACTTATTAAGTATTGAAAGAACAGGTGAACAGTATTATGATTTAACTGCTCCTTCTTTTAAATATGATAAAGCTGCTGGTCTTAAGGCTTTACATTATGTTATGCAAGATGAGGCTGGTAGAATTGATAAGATATGCGAAAGATATTTTGGAACAGGTGAATATGTTGATGCATTATGTATTGTTAATAATATCTTTAATCCGTTTTCAGTACAAGAAGGTGATGTTTTAGTCATACCTAATTTAAGTGAAATTAATTTGGTTTATAAAAGACCAAACCCTGCATCTAGGCCTAATCCTGTTATGAAGCCTTATGTTGATACTGGTGTTCAAAGTGTGGAAGATCAATCTCGTATACAAAGGTTAGCTCAAAAAGCTAAGTCAAAAAAATCAGGAGTTAAAACTCCATTACCACCAAACGTGCTACAGCAAGGACAAGACGCTAAGACATATGAAGGTGGAAATATTCAATTAGGAACTAATTTACCAACTAGAAATAGAAACAATTAATAAGATATGTCTACACAGATTGAAAGAAACATATTAACAATAATAGAACCTACTATTGAACTAGATGAGTTATTTATACCTGATGCTGAAAGTGGTACAGATAATTCTGACGGTGTAACTATGAAAGAAAAATTATCTAAATTTTCTTCTATCATTCCTTTGATTGTAATTAATCAATACCAAGTTCAAATGGATAGGCTTAAATATTTTTCTTTAGAATCTACTGGGTTTTATCCAACATTAACAGTTAGATTTGCTGATACTGATGGACTTTTTACTGCAAGAAATTATCCTAAAGATGGAGATATAATTCAACTTTACATTAGGTCACAAGGTGAAGAAACTACATTTAAGCCTATAAGAATTGATTTTACTATTATTGATTGTTCTCCAGCTGGTGGAGGTGGTGGAATGACCGCTAAAGAATATAACATATTTGGTAGAATGTTTATTCCTGATTTATTTACTGAAAAGGTTGAATATGAAGAAAATGTTACAAGCTGGGATGCATTATCAAATATAGCAGAAAGATTAAAAATAGGTTATGCTTCTAATGTTGAAGATACAGCAGATCAAATGACATGGACTAATCCTAATGACACAACTGAAACTTGGATACAAGACATAGTTGCAAATAGTTATTTAAGTGACGAAACATTTTTTACAAGCTACATTGATCCATATTATTACTTAACAATGGTAGACGTTAATAGATTATTTGATCAAGATAAGTCTGAGTTAGAAGTAAGCCAAAGTTTTAGTACAAATGCATCTGATACTTATGGAGCAGATGGTGCAACCGGTGAAACTCCGTTTCCTAACCTATTATCTAATTTAATTCAAATGCAAGGGGGTGCAAGATATCTATCTAAATATAAACCTACTAATAAGAGTGGAGAAATAAGTAAAGCAAATGGATATAAAAGATATACTCAGTATTGGGATTTAGAAGCAAAGCAATGGATTAGTGAATTTGTGGATCCTCTTACTAATGGTACTGAAGGTACAATACCAGCAACAAAAGGTAGAGTAATAAACGGTGAACCAGAAGGCCCTAGAAATAGTCAAGTTAAATACAAATATTTAGGTACACAAGGCGATAATGTCCACCCTGAATTTCAATATGCTGTAGTTCAAAATTATCAAAATAATTCTGAAATAGAAAAAATGGGAATGGAAGTAGAATTAGATACTGTAAATCCTGCTTTAACTAGATATAGTAGAATTTATCTTTTGATTTTTGAATATGGATCTCCAGTTAAAACTGTATTAACTGAACAGCGAGATGGTGTAGCTCAAACAGGCGATCCAGCTCCACAAGATAGAGAAAGGTCAGATGAAGATGAACCTAAAGGTCCAGGTAGTGGAATTCTTAATGAATATTTAAGTGGCTTTTATGTTATAACTGGTATTGAATATTTGTTAACACAACCAGGGCCACTAAGAATGAGATTACAATTACAGCGTAGGGAATACACTCCAACGACTTAATAAATATAAAAACAATAAAAATATGCCTTTAGTAGATTTAACTAGCCCTGCAGGAATTAACGGAGTATCTCAGTTAGCTGGACCTTACGGAAACCTTTTAGGTGGGTCATCTTTCCCGAGCAGTTATGAATTTGCTAAAAGATTTGTTAATAATTCAAAATCTGCATATGGGTCAGGTGCTAACGGAGTAACCTCATTAGATGATCCTACTTATCTTGGCTTCAGTTTAATGTTTGATATATCATCACCATTATTTAATGGCGCCACATCAGGACCTGGATCTGGTATAAACGATGGAGAATTTACAGTTGAGAATACTGTTAATCAAGGTATAGCTGCTGCGGGTCAATTATTTAATAAAACTTCAAAAGAAAAACCTGGTGGAGATTTAAATACACCAAGCGGTGCATCTGCTATTGGTTACCTAGAAGCCATAGGTGAAGTAAATCGAGCTAAATATCTAAAAGCATTTATTCAAGGCATACAAGAAATTAACAATACAAGACCTTATTATTTTCAAACCATAGCAGGAATACAAGAGGCTTGGCAAAAATCTACAGACTTTTCAATTGATCCTTATACTGGAAGTAGCGGTGAAGAAGGTATTACTATAGGATGTTTAGAAGCAATAGATTTAAAATTAACTGCATTATTTAGTTTATATAAAATGGCTGTGTATGATAGTATGTACAAGCGATTTATTTTGCCTAAAAATTTAATGAAGTTTGATGTATATGTTTATGTTCAAGAAATAAGAAAATTTAAAACCACAAGAAATTGGTTACAGGCAACAAACCCTAGTACTACAAATTCTTCTGATTCTTATGTAAATCAAAACGCATCACAAGTAGGTTTTAAATTTACTGATTGTGAATGGGATCCTAGAGCATCTGGAAAAGTATTTGAAGGTGTAACTAATTCAGGTGGTGAAATAACCACTACTGAAATTAAATGGACTTATGCATTAATGGAAAATGTTTCTCAGTTTGCTGGTTATGATAATAAATTAGATGCAAGTAAAGTACAAACAGATAATCAATTTTTTGGTAAAGTAAAAGCGTTATCCAGTTCAATTAGGAAATGTGTTTGATATGACACAAGTTACTTTAGGTGGTATAGGAAACCCTCAGGCTTTACGTAATGCTTTAGTTGGTGCAGCAGTTCAAGGTAATGAAGATGGTTTAAAACTATTTGGTCAAAATGAAAATATTAGCCAAAGACTTGGGGATAATCCATTAGGTACCGCCGATGAACCTAACCAAACTATTGCAGGCAATACTCAAGCGTTTGATCCTGTTACTCCACCTAGTGAGTTTAGTGGTGGTAATGCATTCGGTCCATCATGCCCTCCAAATAATTCAACTATAACTAACGAAAATATTTTTAACTAATGGGAAAGGTTAATCCAGCAAATTTTAATGCCGATGATTTGCGAACTACACAATGGGTAGGAATCGTTGAAGATACTAATGATGATATCTTTGAAGGGAGATGTAAGATTAGGGTATATGGTAAAATGGATGACCGTGTAGATCCTGAAGATCCTGAAAGTGCTTTTATTATTCCTACTGCTGCTTTACCGTGGTCAAGGCCACATCAGTTAATGTATGGAGGTAGTAATAGTGGAAGTGGTAAATTTGAAATTCCTAAACTAGGCTCAATAGTTAGGATCACGTTTGACAACGGAAATTTTTATCAACCAGTTTATCATGAAAATGTTTATCCTTCTGATGAAACAAAAGCGGAGATAGAAGCATCATATCAAAATTCTCATGTATTAATATATGATACGGCTTTCGGTTTAACTGGTGCATTAGAAGATGGGGTATCTGAAGCAACAAATGAAAGAGAAGGTGAACATATTAAAGTTTTCTTTACAGAAGAAAAAGGATTAATGATGGACTATACTACAACCGAAGGTCCAACAACTGTTAATGTAAAGCCTGATAACTCTGTTGAAATAATAAATGCAAACGGAGATTCAATTATAATGCTTAATGATGGTAATATAACATTTACACACTCGGCTCAGTTTACAATTAACAGTGGAGCTGATACTGTAATTAATGCTACAACTAACACTGTTGTTAATTGTGTTGAGGCTAAGATTAATGCTTCTGCTGAAACTCATGTTAATTCACCACGTATTAAACTAGGAGAAGCAGCGGCGGAGTCAGTTATGAAAGGTGATACATTTAGAGCTTGGGTAGATGGGCATACACATGTTGCAAGTAAATCAGGTACGCCGACTAGTCCACCTATTGTACCATCACCAGGTGGTGCATACAGTTCAAAGAATACAACTGACTAATATATAAACTATAAATCAAACAATTAAATTATGCCATTAGTATTATCTCAGATTCAGGCAGGAATGGAAAAAGCCTGGTTAGAAGCCAATAAAGCAGGTAGAAAAGCAGGAAAGGATAACCTGGAACATATAAAAGATGGAGGAGATCCCTTTAAGATGCCAGTTTCAGCCGCTACAATTGAAGAAGCACAGGCCGAAAAATTTGGTGAAATTGCCGGTTTGGAAATTGATAAGTACATAAAATCAGGATTGGTATCTACTACTGTAACGACGGTGGGAACAGCAACAGCTCAGGCAGGTTCTGGTACAGGTGCCATCACATAATGAAACAAACAACTAACTTATATGTATAATTAATATTAGATACATAAAGAGTAATATATAATCTATAATTTTAACTTCTTAAAAAATAAAAAATGACCGAA